ACGGCCCTCTGAATCGATGGTGTTCATCAATTCGCGGGCGTCATGGAGCAGCTTGCTTGCTTTGTCCTTCAGGTCCATCGGTCGCAATCCCTTTCCGCCTAAAACAAAAGCCGCCACACCGAACGCGCATTTAGCGCAATCAGCGAGCGGCTCTTGCTCGGCGGCTCGTGTGGGTTCGTCGTGACCTGAGCCCAGGTCGTTTCGGCTGGCCGGCCTAGACGAACAGAGTGGTTGTTACAGCATCGCTTCTCGGTGTTGCAGTTCGCGGATCTGGAGTTGTGACACTCTCAGTAGCGCGGCTTCTTTTTCTTCTTGGCCATGAGCGAACGCCTCCGCGGTGTCTATGACGTCGGCGAGGTATTCCACTTGGCCGGCCTGTTCCTTCGCCCGCGCCGAGACGCTGGTCGCCTCATATGCGGGATACGTCACGGGCGACACGTCGAACAACTCGACTTCCTCGATTTCCCGGAGCGGCAATTCCCCGCGCGTCACCGTCGGCCAGGTATCCTTGGCCACACGAAACGCGAACGACGACTGGCTGATGTCCCCGCGCTTAACGCTCACCATGAGATCGCGCGCCCAGGTCGTGCCAGGCATGGCCACGTCATAGCGGAGCCCTTGCGCGTCTTCCTCGATCGTCAGCGTGCCGGCAATGGTCCGACCCAGCACGAAGTTGGGATCGTGGTTGTAGAGCGCGCGCACATCATCCCGACCGACCGCCGACCGAAACGCCCCCGGCTTGATCACTTCGCGGAACATCCCGCCGATAACCGTCGGGGCATTGAACACCGCCGCATAGCCGGAGAGCCGCGTCTCACCCGTGTCGGGGAGATCGCGCACTTCCACCGGCTGTGACACCGTGCGTGTTTCGCGTTCACTCATGCCACTAACCTCGGGGCGTTGGGTTCCTGCGCCGGAAGCGGTTCACTGGCGTCCGCCATATTCACCGGCGTCAGATACAGTTCGCCCTGATCACCATCCAACGGGTTCTGATCTTCGAGCTCACGCACATCGTTCGCGGAGAGCCAGCCCCACTGCCGGCCCGTCGCGTACGCCTGATACCGGCTCGCGATGTCCCCGCGCAGCAACCCGTTGACGACAAACTTGACATCGTGCGTCTGAAAACTCTTGACACTGAGGAGATCCCGCTTGATCGCCTGCTCCCAACACACCAACCAGGGCGTCAGGGTATGGACGACAAACTCAATCGCCTGGTGCTCGATATTCGAAAAGGTCGCGCGCTCGAGGTCGCCGATCATGTGCGGCGGGATGCGAAACGCTCGCGCGATTTCGCTCACCTGAAACTTGCGCGTATCGAGGAATTGCGCATCGTCGGCGGTCATGCCGACCTGTGCCCACGTGATCCCTTCCTCGAGCACGGCGACCCGGTGCGCTTGCGATAAGCCCTTGTGTGCGGCTTCCCACGAATCCTTGAGGTTCTTCGCCGCACCCGCGCTCAGCTTCGTCGGGGCTTGCAGGACCCCGCGTGGCTGCGCCGCATTACTGAACAGCCGTGCCCCGTATTCCTCCGCCGCGAGCGTCAGCCCAATCGGTTCGCGCAACAGGGCCAGAGGCGAGTACCCGTCGTGCCCATCGCACCCAAGACCCCGCAAGTGGAGGATCGGACTCGGCGTCCGCGTGGGATTCGCCCAGGTCCACTTGACCTGATTCCCATCCGGCAACTCATACAGCCAGACTTTGTTTTTCTCGGCGTCCCGTTGCACGGACATCTTGTCAGGTCGGAGCGGCCAGAGGGCCACGACCCGCCCGAAGGAATCACGCTCGATCTCGGCGTAGGCATTCCCGCGCAGCGCGAGATGGCCCTGCATGGCCTGCTTGAATTCGAACGCCGTGATTTCCGGATTCGGCAGGTCGTGCAGAATCGTCCACAGGGGATGATTGCGGTCTTCGTCTTTGCCGCGGCCCGCCCGATGCCGATAGACCTTCGCCGGCAACTGCGCGACGCTATCGGAGAGCACGCGCACGCAGGCGTAGACGGCCGTATTCCCCAGAGCCGACGACTCCGTGACCCGTGCCCCCGAACTCGCCGGCGCGACACCGAGGGCGTCCTTGAGCCAGAAGTCCACTTCGGCGAGGCCAGAGGTGCGCGAGCGAAACAAGCGCGTGAACCAGTTCACTGCTTCGCGAGCTCCATGCGCTGCCCGTTGGCCAACATCGCCATTTCAAACGTGGCCCGGTCGTACCACGCCGTCGTCACCGGCAGTTGGCTAATGTGCCCGCAGTCAATCGTCGGGTCCAACCACATCGGACAGCCGACCGCAATCGCGCGCTGGCAGAACGGCACATCTTCCGTGATGACGGTCATACCAGCCGCATTCTGCTGATAGTTGAACCACGGCCGCTCCATGCGTCGGAACACTTCCACGGGCACAATCGTGCAGCCCATCCCAACCAACTGCACCCGCCGCAGCGCGTCGGTGTGTGGCGCGCTTTCGTCGTAGACGTAGTCGTAGTCGCCGTCGATCTCGTTCCAGGTCGCGTTCTTGAGCGCCACGGGCCAATGCGGCCAGACTTTCAAGTGATACAACCCGGACACGACCCCGTGCCCGTGATGGGCCAACATGCGATCGAGGACGTCGGCCGGCCAGACCATGTCCGCATCGAGAAACAGGATGTGACTGTAGTCCCCCGCGAGCGCAGCCATCGCGACTTCGTCACGCAGGTCAGCGACCGACAGGTACCGACTCGCCCACATGAAGTCCACGGTTTGAAACTGATACTTCTTCGCCGCGTCGGTCACCCGCGGACCCCAGCCGATGCGGACCATGCTCTCAGCGGCGTGGCGTGGCACATTCCGTTCGTTGCAGCAGACTGCAACCAGGCACTTGCGATCCCGGACAGGCGTTAACCAGGTGTCCGCCGGCACGGGCTTTTGACACATCCACGACGACGCACTGACCGGCTCCGCGTTGCGCCCGACCTTGGTGCTCCACGTGGTCACGGCTTTTTCGACCGCGGGCCAGTTGTAATCGTGCCCGGCGATCACCCCGCCTGGTTTCACCTTAGGCCACCACGCGGCGAACTCCTCGAGCACGTGCAATGTGCGGTGGTCATCGTCCAACCACACCAGGTCCAGCGAGGCATCGGCGTAGTTGTCCGCACAGGCCACGGCGTCCCCGTGGATCAGGTTCACGTGATCGGCGACGGGCGCGAGGTACTGGCGCGCGGCGTTCAGGAGCAACCCGTCCGCATCTCGCAGGGCTTCCTGGTTGGGATATCTGAAATTCTCCGCTGGGGGATCGCCGAGCCACAGATCTTCGGCAACCCCGGTAAAGCTGTCGATCGCATCGAACCGGATCCGCTTGCCCGAGTTGGCGATTTCGACCGCCATCGCGGACGTCGATTTCCCGAGGTACACCCCGGTTTCGACCACGTGCGCGCCATCACGCAAACGGGCGACTTGCGCCTGGTAGAAATCCAGGAAGTCGAACCAGCCCGGAATACCGGGGTAGATGTGGGGGACGCGGTCTGACACAGGGTCACTGTGCAGTATCAGACCACCTCGGCAGGAAGGCGATTATTCTGTTGCTTATTACGTGCCTTTGATCAACTTCTCAAAGGCGATGCGCCCGATCTTGCTGAGGGAAATATCTTTCTTCAGCGCAATCCGAGCGGCTTTGTCATAGACATCCTGCGACACGACGACGGTCACGCTCGGGCTTTTACCGACTTGATCCTCGGACAGCTTCGGCCGGCCCGGCTTGCGCCGTTCGGGCGTCTCACGGTCCTGCTCGCGTCGGTCTTCCCCGCTGCGGCGCTCAGAGGACAAGCACCCCCCGATCTTCATAGGCACTGGTGGGATCGGGTTCACGTTCCATGCACTCGACCGCCATGCGCAGCGCCGCCGCGCCGTCAATGCGTTCGGTGGCCGCCTTCTTCGACAGGAAAAAATCCCCTTCGGCGTCCACTTCCACTGCGGCATTCGCCATGTTCCAGCGCAACACTGGATGCCCGTCGTGGCGCAACCGCCGCGATTCCACGGCCCGCGTGATGGCTTTGGTGGAGGAATTGGCCGCTTTCCCCTTCTGCGCCATCGGGACGCAGTCGAAGCGGTCCTCGCCGGTCAACCGCGTGACGAGGTCGGTCGCGTTCCAGCGGTCATACCCGATCTGACGGATATTGAACTCCTCCGACCAGTCTCTGATCGTCTTCCGCACGAAATCGTAGTCGACCACATTGCCAGGTGTCGCGACCAGGTACCCATCGAGTACCCATTGCGGATACGGCACGCGGTCGCGGTCGGCCCGACGTTTCATGTTCTCTTGCGGGACGAAGAAGCAGGGCACAATATCGAAACCGTCCTCCCGCGGGAAGACCGCCACGAGGGCCGTGAGGTCGGTCGTGCTCGAGAGGTCCATGCCGATATAGCAGCGCCTGCCGCGAAGAGACGCCCGATCAATCACCCCGCCGCACTGGTCCCACAAGTCCATCGGGATCCAGCGTTCGGCCTGTTCGGTCCACTGGTTCAGGTACAGTCGGCGAAAGGCGTTTTCCTGCGCCGGTATTTCCTTCGCCCGTTTCGCGGCCACCTGCATTTCTTCGAGGTTGCGGAAGTCGCCGAGCGCGGGATTCGCCTTCCTCCAGACCGCTTCGTCGAGCCAGTTGGCTTCGCGTTCGGCTTCGTAGAGGACGGCCAGGAACGTCGGGTCGTCTAAGATCCCGTCTCGCACTTGACACGCATAGGCATACAGCTCGTACAGAACAGAATGCCTGTCGTAGCCGGCGGTTGAGATGGCCAGCATGAGTGGTTGGGATCTGGCCCCTTGGGAGGTGGACAGCACATCCCAGAGATCACGAGTCGGTGCTGCGTGCAATTCGTCGTAGACCACCAGCGACGCATTGAATCCGTGTTTGCTGTAGGCTTCGGCAGATATTGCACGGTACACACTCCCCGACTTCCGATGCACGATCCGCTTCTGGGAATCCACAATTTCACAGATGGCGTCTAGCTCTGGGTCGTTGCGCACCATTTCCGCCGCGACGTTGAACACCAGCGACGCCTGGTCGCGATCGGCGGCGGCCGAATACACTTCGGCGCCGATTTCTCCGTCCCCTAAGAGCCCATACAGTGCGATGGCTGCGGCAAGTTCGGACTTCCCGTTTTTGCGGGGCAGCATCAACAGAGCTGTCCGATACTGCCGCAAGCCATCCTTACGCACCGTCCCAAACAATCTGCGAACGATGTCCACTTGCCACGGGCGTAGGTTGAACGACTGCCGGGCAAAGACCCCTTTGGTATGGGTCAGCGCATTAATGAAGCGCACCGCGCGTTCGCCGGCGTCGAGCGGCTTACGCTTGGCCACGGGTCACCAATAGGAACAGCCGCAACCAGGCGGCCTGAGCGCGGGCAATCTTCGCTTGCAGCTCGGCGTCGGTCACGATTCCTTGGTCGCGGGATACACCCGCCACGTGCCGTCTTCTTCCTTGTGCCAATTCCAATCGGACGCGGCAGAAAAGTTCGGCATCTCATCGTCCGTGTCGGTCATGATCCGTTCGGTATCCTCACGCACCCAGCGGGCGTAGCCGTCAAATGATGTGCGGAACTTCCCGATCTGCGCGGTGATGTCCAGCATGAACACGGCAATCATGGCCAGCAGTCCGTCGGTGGCTCCGAGGTACAGACAAATGGCCATCGCCGCGAGGGCCATGAGGGCGATCACTAAACGTTCTTCCGCACGATTTGCACGCGCCCGAACCGCTGGTATGTATCAGACTGTCCGCGCGCGTTCGGCTTGAGATGCACGACGCCCCCGGCTTCCTCGTCGGCGAACGTGCAGCCCGTCGTGACGTCCTGGCCATCCAGGAGCACTGACCAGTAGACCCCGCGGTGGTAGTCCGCCAGCCATTTAGGAACGCCCATTCTCATTGGACGAGGCCCTCCCACTTGCTGACCACGGGCGGCTTCGGCACACTGATCCGGCTTCGCCCGGCCGGCTCAAGCCCAAACTTTTCGTAATAGGGCCGCAGGGCCTGCGCTGTCTCCCGCTCCACCTTGATCGCGGCGTGGACCCCGACCTTGTCCGCGCCGTTATAGTCCTCGCTGATCGTGAACATGCCGAACCCGGGCGCATCCTTCTGCGAGGACGCATGGCGCCGGGTGGCCTCGAGCTCGCACAGCGTGGCAAATGCCGCAACGTCCGCGGTCGTCAGCGTGCCCATGGCCTCGCACACCGGCGCCAGCTCCAACCAGACAGGTTTCGCCATATGACTCAGACAGACAGGAACGACAACATCGCCTGTCGGTGGAGTCGGTTCGCCTTTGTTGGGCTTTCGCTTGCCTGGATTCCCCCTAAGTACTTTAAGAGCAGTAGGTTGCGGCCTCCGTCCACTGTTGGCATTACCTGGCATTACTTGCGCCGTCCATTCGCCCCACAATACGTCTCACGACCACCCCTAAGTGATGCAAAAACGGCGTTTTTTTGCGAAAATACTCGCGGAGGGCAGAG